CTTCAATCGGCGTGGCAAAAACGCGGTCGAATAGTCTTTACGGACTTCGACCCATCATGCGCCCGATACGTGGCGCACTACACGGCAGACAAACTAAAATCTTATGCTGCCGATACCATCGACCCCGAAACAGGACTACGACCCTATGAAAAACTCGACAAACAAACCGGCGAAATCTGGCAACTACAACCGGAGTTCCAAGTATCATCCCTCAAACCAGCGATCGGACTACGTTGGCTTGAAAAATACTGGATGGAAGTCTTTCCTGCAGACACTGTCATCATGGATGGCAAAGAATACCCACCGCCCAGGTTCTACTATAAATGGCTCGCCGAAAATCAGGAGTCCGTACATCAGCACGTTAGACAAAAAAGAATAGAACAAACCCGCGCCCTCCCATATGAGCGCGGATTACGGCTCCACCAAAAAGCCCAAGCAGTAAATGCGAGGCTAACTAAATACAAACGACCGACCCACGACAAGGAACAACAAAAATGATTCACAATGTATTCACGATCTACGACTCGAAAGCGGAAGCGTATCTTCCTCCCTTCATCCTGCCGAAAACGTCAATGGCAAAACGCACCTTCTCAGACTGCGTAAATTCAAAAGACCACCAATTCGGAGCTCACCCCGAGGATTACACCCTCTTCACCATCGGCACCTTCGATGACGAAACCGCTCAGTACAATCTCCTATTGACACCGGAAAGCCTTGGACTCGGTGTCGAATATGTTATAGATTCGTCCGAACTGGAAACTTCCAAGGCGGACCAAAATGGCGCGGAAATACGGCAAATCGAAGGGTAACCACACATTCTCACAAGTACCCAAGGCACAAATCCCACGGTCATCCTTCGACCGTTCTTCTAGTCTCAAAACGACGTTCGATGCAGGGTACCTGGTACCCATCTTTATCGACGAGTGTTTACCCGGAGACACATTCAACATGCGGGCCTCCCTGTTCGGGAGGCTCGCAACTCCAATCAAGCCGCTGCTCGACAATCTCTATCTCGAAACCCAGTGGTTCTTCGTCGCATCGCGCTTAGTCTGGGACCACTGGGAGGAGTTCAACGGCGCGCAAGAAAACCCGGCCGATACGACGGACTACTCAATTCCTACTATCGCTCAGTCAACCAATACTCATACCGGAACGGGGACACTCTGGGACTACTTCGGTCTTCCGACTGGGCTAATCCCGAACGACGTTAACGTCTCTGCACTCCCGTTCCGCGCAATGTCCCTGATCTACAATGAATGGTACAGGGACCAAAATTTACAGGACGCTTATAACGTCCCAACTGGCGACGGTCCTGACACACTCTCTTTTGCCCCGGCCAATGCCACCTCGATAATGGGTGGACTAATGCGCCGTGGCAAACGTCACGACTATTTCACTTCAGCACTTCCGTGGCCGCAAAAAGGCGATCCGGTTACGGTCCCGCTGGGCAACAATGCCCCTGTTATTTCGGACCCGGCTACAGATGGCGTACCTCAATTTCAAGTCGGTACTGCTTCCGGTCCTCTTCAATCTAGGCTAACTAGCGATTTCGTCCACTGGCAAACGGATGGCTCGGGCACAACCGACGCCGGTTGGGAAAATCCGAAGCTAGTAGCCGATCTTTCTGCTGCCACTGGCTTTACCATCAATCAACTTCGACAGTCTTTCCAAGTTCAACGCTTACTCGAGCGCGATGCTCGAGGCGGCACACGCTATGTCGAAGTACTAAAATCTCACTTCGGAGTCACCTCACCCGACGCGCGCCTGCAGCGCCCCGAGTTCCTCGGCGGGTCTTCTCAAATGATCTCCGTCACGCCGGTACCTCAGCAATCACCCTCGGATATTGCTGTCGACCTCACCCCGCAAGGCAACCTAGCCGCTGTCGGGCAGGTCGCATCACGCGCAGGCTTCACTAAATCATTCGTCGAACACGGTTACGTTATCGGGCTCGTCAATGTCAGGGCCGATCTGACCTACCAGCAGGGACTTAACAGGATGTGGTCCCGCCAAAGCCGGTTCGACTTCTTCTGGCCTGCGCTCTCTCATCTGGGCGAACAGGCTATTCTTAACAAAGAAATCTACGCTCAGGGCACCGTCGAAGACGACAACGTATTCGGGTACCAGGAAAGCTGGGGCGAATACCGTTACAAACCTTCTCAGGTCACCGGCATCATGCGCTCTAGCGCATCAGCTTCACTCGACGTCTGGCATCTTGCCCAAGACTTCGAAAATTTACCGACACTCTCTTCCGAGTTCATCGAGGACAATCCACCAATCGACCGCGTAATCGCGGTCCAAACCGAACCTCACCTTCTTCTCGACGCATACTTCAAACTTCGTTGCGCTCGTCCAATGCCACTCTACGGAGTACCCGGACTTATCGATCACTTTTAGGTAGGGCAGGCTTTCATAAAGGGCCAACCAACATAAACAAACAAACATACAAACAAACAAAAAGGCCTAGGTCCGTCGCCGCTTGCGGCGACTCCTTTCTCCCTAGTTATGCACAAATACATTTCCCCCCCAGTCGCAAGGCTGCTGGGGTGGGACATGTAGCTTGTGTATAACTTGGGAGGTCTTTTATAAAAAAAGGACAGACCGTGGCCGCAAAAACATATCCAATGCCAAACACCCAGTACTCTGGGACACCACAACCAATTAAGTCCGGAGGTGGCTCTGCTCTGCTCTCCCTTGTGGGAGGCATCGTGCCCTCACTTATCGGCGGACTGTTCGCTTCGAACTCCGCCAAAAAACAAAATCAAGCGCAAATTGCGCTGGCCCGCGAGCAAATGGCGTTTCAGGAACGCATGTCATCTACTGCTTATCAGCGGGCCGCCAAGGATCTCGATGCCGCAGGCCTTAATCGTGTCCTTGCACTAGGCAACTCTGCCTCAACACCCGGCGGCGCTATGCCGCAACTCGTCAACGAGGGACAACCAGGAATAAATTCCGCTCTCGCAATCGCTAGGCAAATGGCCGACATTAAAAACATCGAGGCCAACACAGAAAAAACCGGCGCGGATACTAAAAACGTCCAACAGGATACGGCCAACAAATGGGCGTCCAGCTTCAAAATTCTCGAAGAGATCGACCTGCTTCAACAGCAGGGCAAACTCGCTGGCGTCAATATCGACATTCAACGCGCCGTTCGTAAAATCAAAAACAGCGAAAGCATCATCATCAAATCCGAGGAGGATTTATGGCAAACAATACAAAATCTCGACGCAAGCGAGATGGGAGCACTAGCGAAAATGGTGGGGCCAACGGCAGCGAAATTCCTGCTGTCGATACTGGCAAGAAAATGAGACCCCACGCAATAAAATTCACTCAACCCAGTTTGACCAGGCAATCGTTCAAAGACGAGTGCGACGTAAACCTGATCGTCAAACGGTATACCGAAACCGGGATGATAAATCACATCCCGAGGACAACTCCCCAATATGGCGATGCCCCGGAAGGGGACTTCCTAGAAGCCGCGATAGTAAACGCGGATATCGCCTCAAAAATCGAGGCGGGAGACCTCGACATGGACGCCCTAGGAGCGTCCGAACCGGACCCGGAGTCAAACCCCGGACCGGACACAAAAGAGCCGGAAAACGGCTCTCAGGAGGCGGCAGCCGACCCGTCAAGCACGCCTGAACAGGAAGCTTGACGCGCAGATTCTCTTCTTGTATATAATCTGCTAGGTGACCCGAGTACGCCATACTCACGGTCACCGCACAAACAAACAACAGCCCGGAGGGCACATGAGACGATCCAAAATGAAAAAACGTAAATCACGCCGCCTATTCTCAAAAACAGCCAGCAAGGTTCACCGTAAAAATATGCCCGGCAAAATTATGCGCGGCGGCATTCGTCTCTAAACAAAAAAGGGCCCGGAACTCGACCCAGTCCCGGACCCAAAAGGCAAAGACAAAACTATGGCTTGTCTCTACCCGAAACCAGCTTACCTCAGCTCTGAGGGCAAGGTCACATTCGTCCGTCATGAAAAAGCTCTTGGCTCTAGTGGTTTTATCCACATTCGCTGCGGGATGTGCAATGGCTGTAAAGCCGACCACGCTCGAGACTGGGCAATTCGGTGCTACCACGAGTCTCAAATGCACCACGTGTCCTGCTTCGTTACCCTCACATACGACGAGGTACATCTACCTCCCTGCGGATCACTCGATAAACGTGATCTGCAACAATTCTGGAAATCCCTCAGAAAAAAACTAAATGTTCCGATCCGGTACTTCGCTGCCGGAGAATACGGAACAAAAAAAGGCCGGCCTCACTACCACGCTATAATCTTCGGATGGATGCCCTCAAAACGGTATCCCGTAGACATCTCCGACAAAGGCCATATTCAATACACCCACCCGATACTTCAATCGGCGTGGCAAAAACGCGGTCGAATAGTCTTTACGGACTTCGACCCATCATGCGCCCGATACGTGGCGCACTACACGGCAGACAAACTAAAA